TCGCCGATGTCGATGATCTTAAGAAGAAACTAGACACCGGCTCAAAAGAGGTTGAAGGCTTTGGCGGTAAGTTAGAAAAGTTTGGAAAGGTCGCCGCAGCCGCTTTTGCAGCCGCCGCAGCCGCAGCCGCCGCTTACGCAGTTAAATTAGCGGTCGATGGCGTTAAAGCCGCAATTGAAGATGAAGCCGCACAATTGCGATTGGCTAACGCGCTTCGCAATGTTACAAATGCGACAGATGAACAAATTGCATCAGTTGAAAAACAAATATCTCAAATGTCTTTGGCTTTTGGAATTGCCGATGATGCACTCCGTCCAGCATTTCAAAGATTGGCCACAGCAACCGGAGATCTTACAAAGGCACAGGACGGATTAGAACTTGCGCTTGATATTAGTGCTGCAACTGGGAAATCGGTTGAAGCGGTATCTAATGCACTCGGCAAAGCCTATGAAGGCAATACCAGCGCACTAACTCGACTGGGCATTGGCCTATCAGCTGCCGAAGTTAAATCACTTGGCCTAGATGGAACGATGAAAGAGTTGGCTAAGACTTTTGGCGGAGCTGCAAGCGTTCAAGCCAATACACTTGAAGGCCAAATTAATCGATTGAAGATTTTGTTCCAAGAGACTACGGAAAGCGTTGGGCAAGGTTTATTGCCGGCGGTCAAGACATTTTTTGACTATGTAACAAACCGGCTTATTCCGATTCTTATAGATGCAAAAAATAAAGCCCTAGATCCAATTAAACAAGCCTTCGCTGATAACCGCGAAGAAATCCAAGCGCTGTGGAAATTTACAAAAGATTATCTAGTGCCAATATTTGAAAAAGTTTTAGTTCAAGCAATTAAGAATGTTGGAACAACTATCGCTGGAATTGTCAATATCATTGGCGCGGTTACTCGAGGAATTGAAAGCCTTGTCAATAAAGCGATTGATGCAATTAATGTAATGATCCGCGCTTGGAACCGAGTGCCGGATTGGATGAAGCCGGGTGGGGATGTCAAAGAATTAGGCGGCGTTGATTTTACGCCAAATTCCGATAGACGGGTTGGCGGTGTTCAATTACCTTTTGGTGGTGGCTCAGTTGTTCCATCTACAACAACAACCGCGACAATTCCAACCATTACAACCGGCACAAGCGTAACTACACCTTCCACAGCGGCCGCAGCAGCAGTCAAAGCCGCTGAATCGGCAACGGGAGAAACAAGAGTGGTGGCACAAATGCCTACACTTCAAGCCGCAGCGGTAAGCGGTATTGGCGGCATCAGAGGCCCCGGACTTTCACTTGATCCGGATATGGTTGCGCCTCGGGTGACGATTAATGTCAACTCAGCCAGCGTCATTGATCAAAACGGATTCACCGCAGCTGTTGTTGATGCCTTCAATCAAGTTCAAGCTAGAACCGGCGGTGGAGCAAGTCGCCTAGTTGCGCTATGACACTTTGGAATCCCGTTTATCGCGTCAAAGTTAATGGCACTACCGCGACTTCAGCGACTCTTGCTGGTTTAACGATTACTTCCGGCCGCACCGATATTTATTCACAGCCTATTGCCGGTTATTGCAATTTGACGCTTATTGAAACAAATGAATCGGCGATTACTTATGATGTTAATGATTCAGTAACAGTCGAAGTAAAAGATTCCAGCGGAAGTTATGTTACTTTATTTGGTGGCTTTATCAGCGATGTTACTATCGTTGTGCAAACTTCGGGTTCCACAGCCACCAGCCAGCGAATCAACATAATTGCTGTTGGTGCTCTTGCTCGATTAGCTCGAGCCACATATCAAGGCAATATAGCCTCGGATTACGAAGGCAATCAAATTTATGAATTATTAATAACTCTTTTATTGAATCAATGGAACGAAGTCGCGTCAGCCCTAACTTGGAATAATTATGACCCGACTGTGACTTGGGCTAATGCTGAAAATACGGGTTTGGGCGAAATTGATAGACCGGGGGATTACGATCTTGATTCGCAAAACAGCCTCAATGACACCATTTACAACATTGCTTCAAAATTAGCGACATCGGGCGTAGGTTATTTATATGAGGATAATGGAGGCCGAATAGGTTATGCCGACTCAACTCATAGATCTGATTATTGGGCTAACAATGGTTTTGTCGAACTGGATGGCAATCACGCCTTCGGCCCCGGTTTATCTATTACCAAGCGGGCGGGTGATGTCCGAAATCAAGTAACCATTTCTTATACAAGTTCCGGAAATTCAACCCATACCGAAGAAGATGCGACATCTATCTCAAGTTATGGCCGCTTAGCCACCACTATTGCCACCACACTAAAGAACCAACAAGATGCCGAGGATCAAGCCTTATTCTATTTAGCTTTACGCAAAGACCCTGATTATTTAATGCGCTCAATATCCTTCCCGGTGCAATCGACTGAAATAGATGATGGCGACCGAGACAGCCTTTTAGAAGTCTTTATGGGTATGCCAATCCGGATAACTAATTTGCCACTCAATATGGTTGGCGGCCAATTTGAAGGCTTTGTCGAGGGCTGGACTTGGCGAGCCGGATATAACACTTTGCAGCTAGATTTAACAGTCTCGCCATTCGCGTTCTCAATTCAGACTTATCAATGGCAGGATGTAAATGCTGCCGAAACTTGGAATACCCTTAGCGCTACCCTAACTTGGGCAGACGCTACAATAGTCGCCTAAAGGAGCATAATGCCAACAACCAGTAATTTCGGATGGACAACTCCAGCCGATACCGATTATGTCAAGGATGGCGCGCTTGCCATTCGCACACTTGCTAACGGAATCGACACTTCATTAGTCGATCTTAAAGGCGGAACGACCGGCCAAATACTTTCAAAAAATTCAAATACCGACCTTGATTACACTTGGATAAATAACGATCAAGGCGATATAACAAATGTCGCAGTTACTTCGCCGATTACGGGTGGCGGCTCAAGTGGCTCGGTTACTATTGGAATTCAAGATGGAACCACAACGCAAAAGGGTGCGGTGCAATTAGAGAATTCAACTTCTAGCACCTCAACAACTACCGCAGCTGTTCCAGCTAGCGTTAAATCCGCTTATGATCTTGCCAATGGGGCAATTGCTAAATCTTTAATCGATGCTGAAGGCGATTTAATTGTTGGCGATGCCGCTGATGCAGTTCAAAGATTAGCAATTGGAACAACAGGACAAGTTTTAACAGTAGATACAGCGGTGGATGGAAAAATTAAATGGGCTGCCGCTTCAAGTGGCGCATTAACAAAAATTTCTACTACTTCACTATCCGGAGCATCTTCCTATGATTGGACAGATGTATTCACTTCAACATACGCGGAATATTTGATAATCATTGATCGATGCAATATGGCTTCCGGGAATGGATCACAAAGCTTAAGAATGAGAGCTCGATATGGCTCAACAACCGATGATGGCGCTGGACAGTATTATCAAGGTGGAAAATCATTTACCTATACTGGCGGTACGACTGACTTGGCTATTAGCGGCGGATCTTATTTCCAGTTGAACGCTGAAACCGGCGATGGACAATTATCTAAAAATGTAATTTATGTAGACGGGGTTGGAACTGGTGGAAATACCAGAATGGTTATAACTAACACCGGATTTAGCGGACAAGATTCAGGTTCGGTAACTACGGCCGGAAGCGTCGGTCAAACAGCAAGAAATTACACAGGTTTTAGGCTATATAGTTCCGGCGGTTCCAATTTTTCGGCAACAGTTTACCTTTATGGAGTGGAGAAATGACAAATAAAATAGGCGAATATAATTCAGAAACCCAAGAAATGGTTTTGCGCGATATGACTTCGGAAGAAATTGCAAAACAAATTGCAGATTTACAAGAGGAAAATAATCGTTTAGCGAAAATTGAAGAAGCAAAACTTGCTGAGACAATTGCTAGAGAAAATCGCATTTCGGCTTATCAAAAATTAGGTTTAACTGAAGCTGAAATTGCAGCATTAGTTCCACCGCTACCTTTAGAACCAGCACCGGCTCCATAAGCATAATTTGATTTTGATATGCCTAAACTATGCAAAGCCGGAATTCAATTAAGGGAGCAAATTGATGATGATTATCCAAACCGCTCAAGAAAATCGGATGGTTGGATAGGCGATGCTAGGCACTCGGCTCGTAAATCGGATCATAACCCTGATGCAAACGGAATCGTTAGGGGTCTCGATATTACGAGCGATTTGGGAGCTCATCCGGAAGAAGCGCACTCGGTAGTCGAAAAGATTCGTAAGTTAGCCAAACGCGGCGATAAGCGAATCAAATATCTAATATTCGATGGGCGAATTGCTTCACCGATATTGAATTGGAAGTGGCGAAAGTATCGGGGAACAAATCCGCACCGCTCTCATTTCCATATTAGCTTCACAACTCTCGGGGATAACGATGGGTCTTGGTTTGACCTAGAAGGAGAACGCAATGTCAAACGATCTAAAGAAGGCAACCGAAAGCTGGCTGAAGACATTCATAGCAACAGCGCTAGCGACTTATCTAGCGGTGGGATTAGACATCGAAGCGATTGCCAATGCAGCTGTGGTGAGCGTAATCCCCTCAATAATCAACTGGCTAAATCCTAACTACGAGCGTTACGGAAAAGTCCGGTAATGGAAGCCAACGCAATTGCCGCCTTCGTTGCGTCCGTTCTGGGATCTATCGGCCTACTAATAGCCGGGCTTCGCTACATAATTAAACTGGAGAACCTTCCACTAATTTCGAGACTTGATAAGTTAGAATCCACTCTTGAGCTAGTCCTACGGGAGAAGGTGGCAAAAGGTGGCAACTCGAAAGCGCGCCGCTAAACGCAAGCCAATTAAGCGAAAGCGCACAGTAAAAGAACTACCAACCAAACTTGATTATTGGGCTATTGCTTGCCAAGAGATTTACAAGTCTTGCCGCAATGCCGGAATGGATGAGGGCACAGCCCTAGCCTTCGCTATGGATAGAAGTTCTTGGCCGGACTGGGTTATCGATGCCAACGATCCGATAAGAAAAATTGGCTGGGAAGATGGGGAGTCAGACAACTGACCTACTTCCGGGAAGTCGAACTGTTTGAGGCGTTAAAGGCCGAATACCCGGACTTAACGCCACTATCAGCGACCGACCGAGCAGATGGCATAACCAGCGATGCGTATATCGAGCTTAAATGCCGAAGAACGCACTACGACCGGCTTTTGATTGAGCAACACAAGTGGCAATACTTGGCCGAAATAAGGGCTAGAACGGGCGCTAGGACGCTTTATATCAACGCAACGCCAAAAGGTATTTACGAGTTCGATTTGGGGGCTCTAAACGAGCCTGAATGGGTTTTAAAGCTATTGCCTACCAAGACCGATTTTGCGGGTAGTGAGAAGGTTGAAAAGGCAGTCGGCTTTATTGACATCCGACACTCCCGGTTATTGCTCATCTAAATCTATTTAGGGTTATATGCTTTCCCGGTAATTGCATTTAGCAGTTACAGAACGGGAGCAAAATGATAAATAAACCGGCAGTAATTGAATTTGATACCCAAGCCGGGGCTTGGACAGATGGCAAAAATTATGTTAAAGGCTCAATTATCCGGCGATATGCGGTCGAGAAGCTAGGGCGTAAGGGCTCTACGAGAGGCCGATTGTCTAGGGCTGAAATCTCAGCTTATTTCCTAGACACCTATGGGGTGAGCGCAGATGTCAGATAGTCAGTTATTTATGCTGATTTTTTTTGGATCAACCGCAATTGCTTGGACGATTATGTATCGCTGTGAAGTCCGCGAATATAAAGCTTTCCAGCGCGGATATGAAAGGGGTCGAACAGTTGGACGAGCTGAGCGAGCGAAGTCTCAATGAGTGGATTGACGAAGCCCTACGGACTCTTAATGACCGGGGATTCGAATAT